AGGTGTATTTATAGAAAAAGTTGGTGGACTCGGACCACTTACCGCCATCGACCTCGTCAACAACAACGCGGATTGTGGGCGGGAGCGCTCCGCTTCTGCCCCCTAGTAATGTTTGGGGGGGCACGCGCTTTTCTTTTTTCCTTTCCCCCTTGGGGAACCCCCAATCCTTTTTTCTTTATAGCCAAACATGTAAGTAAACACGATTTTATTCCATTTCAACGATATTACAACGACGAAGCAGAGCTTCAGTTTGAGGATGAGGAACACCGTCCTTATCCTTGTACACATCTGAAGGATGAAAATTACTAGTTACAATGAAGGTTTCTGCCAGTAAGGGCATCATTCCTCCTTTATTCTCAACAAAACACTTATAACGATCAAACCACCTTAAGAGGTGATTAATATCTATTCCTTGGGGTCCGAAATCATCGATGATGACTTCCCTTTCTCCAAAGTATCCATTCCACCACTTGGTCCTGGGCTCTTTGATGTAGGCGTCGGGAAGTTCCTCGTGAGCGCGACGCGATTTTCCCACTCCAGGAAGTCCGAAGTACCATGAAACTCGAATTCCAGGTCGATCCACTGGTCGCTGCAAGGTAAGATAGTTTCGTAACAAGTTATGTCCGGAGAAGTACCAAGTACCGGGATTATTATCGGCGAATCTGGTAATTCCTCCGATTCCATCACGGGCGTCTTCTGCGAACTGTCTTCCGAGAGCGTCACGATTGGAACCTCCTTCGGTACTTGAAGGGAGTTCACCAAACTCTTGAAAGTCTCCTGACTTGCTGCAATACTCGCGATTTGATCTTGGAGAACCACGAGCGACTTCGACATGGCTACGAGGGAGTAATCGATTCGTGATAGTTGCGAAACGATATGCCCTCTTAAATCTGATATATCCTTGGAGGTGTGGAGTCCCTTGCTCTCCAACCTCGCGACCAACGATTGCATAGACCGACTCATCTCTACAAGTTGCTTGAACTCGTTGGTATTCATCTTGGGTGTAGTTATTGAGTGTGAAGCAATAGGACTTCTTTGGTGTTGGTACCATTGCCTTGCCTTACACAGCTACGCCTTATATAGAACATTGGGGAGCTTTAAAAGCAAAAGACAGGGGTAATACTAAGCCCTGTCTTTTAAGCGACCGCGTCTCCGGTGAACGATAAGTCATGATACACCGAAGTAAACAATGTTAAATCGTCAGCAGATTGCAAGTTGGCGATAGAGACAATAAAGATAATTTGACTTCCTAGCTCCGTCCCAAATATCTCTTGGTCGATCTTTTCCACACGCAACCTGTGCTCCAAAGTCATATGAGGATAAGCACCAGACAAGATTGCTGACTTGTTATACAGGACTTTTCCAACCCTCTTCTGAAAGTCAGGGGTAGAATCAATCATACCACCATAGGATTGGACAGTGGGCACAAAAGTATAATTAGGATCTTCTTGAACCCTAACTACCCAAATTGTACACGCCACTTCCTGCGTCACAGCATCAGGACAGCTAATAGTTATCCCGATTCTTCCACCACGAATTACTAAATCACTAGCGCCAAAGGTTGCGACAGCAGCGCCAGCATCCGTTGGCTGCAGGCCACCTGTTGCAGTCCAGAAAGCCGTAGTAGGTCCGGGAACACCGATAAACGTAGGGTTAAAAATTTGGACAGTTCCATTACCCTGCGAAGTACCTGTTGTTAGTGTACCAGTACCTTGACCTTGTGAACGATAATGCTGCTGGCCGATAGTATCTCTCCATAACATACGTCGCCATGCGCGAGGGCGCATACGACGAGTACGGTAGTTAAACTGATTACCCGTGGCTGACTGAGACGTCCATGTCTTATTCCGACGAGACCGAGCAAACCGTCTGCGACGACTAACCCGACGAGCGCCAAAATTAAGACGTCGACGCACGTTACGACGCGCATATGTAGAGCCAAATCTTTTAGCCATCCCAACTCAATTATGTGAGGGGGGTAGGTTCCGATGAGTATCAAATGGGAACGGGCAGGTGTATTTATAGAAAAAGTTGGTGGACTCGGACCACTTACCGCCATCGACCTCGTCAACAACAACGCGGATTGTGGGCGGGAGCGCTCCGCTTCTGCCCCCTAGTAATGTTTGGGGGGG